CAAGGTGATTATGGATCTGCAAATAACAATATTGCTACTGGTAAGCCTCAGTTTTATACAATTATTGGCACTCAGATAGAGGTTATTCCAACCCCTGATACTGGTTATACAGGTGAACTTACTTATTATGGTAAGATTACTGCGCTGAGTGATTCAAACACAAGCAACTGGCTTCTGGCCTATGCCCCAGACTTGTATTTATATGGTGCTCTTTTAGAGGCAACACCATATTTAAAAGATGATGATCGTCTTGCCGTTTGGAGTACGTTATATACCAACTCCTTGGGCGACATTGAGGTTGCAGATCAAAGGGCATCTGTTTCTTCAACTCCTATTGTTCGTGCCCGATCTTTGGGGTGATATATGGCAGGTTCTTTTACAGACTATCTTGAAGATAAGATTCTGAAGCACGTATTTACGAATACTGCTTACACATCTCCTACGACTGTTTATGTTGGATTGTTTACTGCAGCGCCAACTGATACTGGTGGTGGCACAGAAGTATCTGGTAGTGGATACGCACGTAAGTCTGCTTCTTTTACAGTAAGCGGAACTGGTACTCTAGCGACTAATAGTGCGGCTATTGAGTTTGATGCGGCTACTGGAAGTTGGGGAACTATTGTTGCTATTGCTGTGTTCGATGATTTGACAACAGGCAATATGCTTGCATGGGCTGACTTGACCACAAGCAAATCCATTGCAACTGGTGATGTTTTACGCATCCCTGCTGGTGATCTTGACATTACATTGAGTTAATTATGGCATTAGTTCTTGCTGATCGTGTCAAAGAGACTACGACTACGACAGGAACGGGTACTCTTACTCTTGCTGGCGCAGCTACTGGTTTTCAATCATTCTCTGTAATTGGGAATGGAAATACTACTTACTACGCAATTTCATCTAATGGTGGAACAGAGTGGGAAGTTGGTGTTGGCACATACACATCTTCTGGAACAACATTAGCCAGAACGACAATTCTTGCATCATCAAATAGTGGCTCTGCTGTCAATTTGTCAGCAGGGACTAAAGATGTGTTTGTGACATTGCCATCAACATACGCAATTGCAACTGCAACAACTGTTTCCGATACAGTAAACACATCAACTGGTTATTTTCAATCTCCAAGTGGAACAACGGCACAAAGGCCTGGTAGTCCTGTGGCTGGAATGACTCGTTGGAATACAACTACAAATGCTTATGAAGTTTATGTAGGTAATAGTGTTTGGACATCACTTGCTTATGGTATTTATTCTGCAACATATTTAGCAGTTGCCGGTGGTGGGGGAGGTTCTGGTGGTGGTGGCGGTGCAGGGGGTTTACTTACTTCAACTTTGAACCTTACTCCATCTCAAGTTTACACAGTTACAGTAGGTGCGGGCGGTGCTTTAGGTGTTAATACATCAAGCAATGGTGCTGCTGGAGCAAATTCATCTATTTCTGGGTCTGGAATAACTACTGTTACCGCAATTGGTGGCGGTTATGGCGCGGGTGGCGGTTCTCCATCAAGTTTGAGTGGTGGAACTGGTGGTTCTGGTGGTGGAGCATGGTCATACAACGCCGCTGGTGCTACAGGTGCTTCAGGGACATCTGGACAGGGAAATAAAGGTGGTGATTCATATACTGTTGGAGCGTCTGTTGCCAACGGTTCAGGTGGTGGCGGTTCTTCTTCCGCTGGCGCTTCTGCTGGCGGGGGTGATTCAGGTTCTAATTTAAATGGTGGTTTAGGTGGCTCTGGTACTGCATCATCAATTACTGGATCATCTGTAACTTATGCTGCTGGTGGAAATGGTTATGCTAGAACCGCAAATGCCGCTGGTGGTGCAAATACTGGAAATGGCGGTAGCGGGCCAACTGCCGGTGGTGCTGGTGCTAGTGGTTTTGCTGGTGGTTCGGGTGTTGTTATTTTGTCTGTTCCAACTGCTAACTATTCAGGCAATACTACGGGATCGCCTACAGTGACAACAAGCGGCTCAAACACTATTATTAAATTTACATCATCTGGCACATACACAGCATAAAAAATATCATGGCACATTTTGCAGAAATTGGATTAAACAACACAGTTATGCGTGTCATTGTGGTGAGCAATGAAGAATGCAAAGATCAGTATGGCAATGAGTCAGAAACAATTGGCGCAAAGTTTTGCAATAACTTATTTGGTGGTGTATGGCTACAAACTAGCTATAACGGCACTATTCGTAAGAATTACGCTGGTGTTGGTTACACATACGATTCAACTCGTGATGCTTTTATTGCCCCCAAGCCATTTGCTTCATGGGTTTTAAATGAAACAACTTGTCAATGGGAGGCGCCTGTTGCATATCCAACTGATGGCAAGCGTTACTCATGGGATGAGACTACAACTTCATGGGTAGAAAGTAATTTCTAACTATTATGCAAAATCAAATAACACTTACTGATGAACAACTAGAGTTATTAGTTGAGAAAGTCACAGAAAAAGTAATAGAAAATGTTTATATTTCTATTGGACAAAGTATTGTCAAGAAGTTTTTTTGGATTGTAGGCTTGGGAACAGTTGCTCTTTTTGCATGGATTGCTGGTAACGGACATCTTAAATAATGTTTGGATTTAGTGCATTTTCGCAGTCTCCTTTTTCTACCCTTGGTGGTGGTGGGATATTTGACGCTGCGGCAAATGTAGATAGTTCATCATCTGTTTCATGCAACGCAATAGTTGTTGCAAATGTATCTGCTACAAGTGACTCATCCAGTTCTATTGTTGTTGTTGCTATAAAAATAGTATCAGTAGCATCTGAAATTTCTTCAGATAGCGCAGTTTCAGTAAATGCCGTAATTGTCAAAGATGTAGCATCTGATATTACATCTGTAAGCACAGTAACTACAGACGCACAAAGAATAGCCCAAGCTGCATCTCAAGTCACTAGTGAAAGCTCTGTAACTTGTAGTGCAACATTAATTATTTCTGTTGCTTCACAAATTACATCGGAATCTTCAATTACTGCATCCGCAGTATTGATTAGGAATGTAAGTGGAGTAGTTCAATCTGAAGCAAACATTACAGCATCTGCTTTAGCGGTAATACTTGCGTCCTCAACAATTGCATCTGAATCTTCTGTTACTTGCAACACAGGCCAAGTTACAAATGCTAGTGCTTTTGTAATAGGGAATGCTACAGTAACTGTATCTGCTGTACTAAAATGGGAAGATACTGCATTAATTGCGGAAAGTTGGACAGATATTAACGATACTTCAGAATCTTGGACTGAAGTAAATAATGTTTCAGAAACATGGTCAGCAATTTCAGATCAATCAGAGTCTTGGACTGACATAAACGATCAATCCGAGTCTTGGACACTAACTACTCAATGAGGTATATATGGCTGATACAACAACCACAAATCTAGGTCTTACAAAGCCAGAAGTCGGTGCTTCTAGTGATACATGGGGTACTAAGTTAAATACTGACTTGGATTCTATTGATGCTTTGTTTGATTCTGGTCCTGTGCTCAAGCTTGCTAAAGGTGGAACAGGCGCTGCAACTGCGGCTAATGCCCGTACAAACTTAGTAGTGCCTGGTACTGGTGTAGACAATGTATATACTGGTAAGCAGACATTTACAGGATCTACAACTGCTGTTGGTACAAAGTTTGTCAATGCACTAGAAAAAGTTACTGTTTCTGCAACTGCGGCAACAGGCACTATTGCTTACTATGCAACAACACAGTCTGTTTTGTATTACACAAGCAATGCTTCTGCCAACTGGACAATTAATCTAACTGGTGCAAGCACTCCAGTAACTCTTGATACATTGATGGCAACAGGAGAGTCTATTTCTGTTGTGCATTTGGTTACAAATGGATCTACTGCTTATTACAATAACGTAATTCAAGTTGATGGGACAACAAGTGGTGTAAGCACCAAATGGCTTGGTGGTGTAGCTCCAACAGCAGGTACTGCAAGTGCAATTGACGCATATACATATACAGTAATTAAGACTGGCTCTGCGGCATTTACTGTATTGGTTTCTAAAGCAATTTTTGCTTGAGGTAAATATGCCAATCCTAACAACGATTGCATCATCCTCTACAAGAGGATTTGGTAGTGGCTTGAATAATGGCTATGGTAGTAATTTATATACTACTGCGGGAACTTATTCATGGACTGCCCCTGCAAACGTAACTAGCGTTTGTGTCGTTTGTATTGGTGCGGGCGGTGCTGGTGCAGGAAATGGTGCTGGTGGTGGTGGTGGTGGATTAGCTTATAAAAACAACATCACAGTAGTACCAGGCACTTCTTACACAGTTATTGTTGGTGGTGCAACATCATCATTCGAGGGTGTAACCGCTAATAAAGGTGCAAATGGTGGTGCATCTGGTGGCGCTGGTGGAACTGCTTCAGGCGGTGATGCTAATTATTCTGGTGGCGCTGGTGGTACAGATCAAGGTTCTGGCGGTGGCGGTGCGGCAGGTTACACAGCAAACGGCTCAGTTGGTTCTACTGGCGGTGGTTCTGGAGGTGATACTGCTGGCGCTGGTGGTGGTGGCGTAGGTCTTTATGGCGGCACTACGGGCGGTGGCGGTGGTGGAGTAGGATCATCACAGACTGCCGCAACTGCTTCTGTTGGTACAGGTGGCTCTGGTGGTTCAAATGGCTCAACAAATACCCGTGTCGGAACGGATAGTGGCGGTGGTGCGGGTGGTAATTATGGTGGTGGCGGTGGTGGAGTTACAAATAGTAGTGGAGCCGCTTTTGGTGGAGATGGTGCATTAGGTGCTGTCAGGATTATTTGGGGCTATGGTCGTGCTTTCCCATCAACATTAACTGGCGATATAAATGGCTAATTTAAGGCAACAGCTAGAAACGCCTCCAATTCCGAAGCTTGCTTCATCTGGAGTTGTTTACTCGTCTGCCTTACAAAACCAAAATAATAGCTTTTTAAACATCTTTTTTATTAAGCTAGTTAATTCTTTAAATTCAGTACTTGGCATTCGTGGTGGGAAGTTTATGAATAACCCTTATGGGGCTTTTCAAGATTCAACTGACCAAGTGGCGGCAAACACTACAACTGCCTATGAAGTAAAGTTCAATACTACTGACTTTTCAAATGGCGTGACAGTATCTAATGACTCAAGATTAAATGTTGCTGAAACAGGCATTTGGAATTGTCAATTTTCTATTCAATTTAAAAACACTACAAATGACACACAAGATGTAGATGTTTGGTTTAGAAAAAATGGTACAAACATAGACAATTCAAATAGTAAATTTAGTATGCCACCAAGGAAATCTTCAGGCGACCCAAGTCATGTAATTGCGGCAATGAACTTTTTTGTAAGCTTGAATGCTCTTGACTATATTGAGATAATGTGGAGGCCGTCAGATATTGGTGTTTCTATTGAGCATTACACAACATCTACAAGCCCAACAAGACCTGCAGTACCATCAGCGATTGCTACAATGAGTTTTGTATCTAACTTATCTGTATAAAGATCTATATCATGGCTTACATACCACTTCAGATTCCACCAGGCGTATATAAGAATGGTACAGATTACCAATCTAAAGGACGTTGGAACTATTCAAACCTAGTTCGTTGGTTTGAGGGGACAATTCGCCCTATTGGTGGATGGCGTAAGCGTACAGAAACGCAGTTAACTGGTTCAGCTCGTGGATTGATTAATTGGCGAGACAATAACAATAACAGACGTATCTCAATTGGCACACATTCAAAATTATATGTATTGAGTGAATCCAATACTTTGACAGACATTACACCAACAGATTTAGTAGTTGGTGATGCTAGTGCCGTTCTCAAAATTGGTTATGGTTATAGCACATACGGGAGTTATGCTTATGGTGTACCTAGACCTGATATTGGTGCTTATACTCCTGCTACAACATGGAGCTTGGACACATGGGGCGAGTATTTGGTTGGTTGCTCAACAAAGGATGGAAGACTTCTTGAGTGGCAGTTAAATACTTCAAATGATGCTGCTGCCATTACAAATGCTCCTACTAGTTGTACAGGGCTGATTACTACTCAAGAACGATTCTTGTTTGCCTTGGGTGCTTCTGGTAATCCACGTAAGATTGCTTGGTCAGACCAAGAAAACAATACTGTTTGGACTGCTGCTGCAACCAATCAAGCAGGTGACTTTGAGTTGACTACTATTGGCTCCTTGATGTGTGCCAAGCGTATTCGTGGGGCTACCATACTGTTTACTGACGTAGATGTTCACACGGCTACTTATATTGGCCCACCATACGTTTACAGTTTTGAGCGTATTGGTTCTTCTTGTGGCGTTATTTCAAAGCAATCAGTAGCGGCTACTGATAGTTCTTGCATTTGGATGTCTCAGTCAGGGTTCTGGCTATTTGATGGCTTTGTTAAGCCACTTCAGTCAGATGTTGGAGACTATGTATTTACCAACTTAAATACCACTCAAGCATCTAAAGTTTATGCCATCCATTTATCTACTTATGGTGAGATTTGGTGGTTTTATCCTAGTGCTGGTAGTAATGAAGTTGACTCCTATGTAAGCTATAACTACAGGGAAAATC